TATTACTTTTTTGCTCAAAATGGTGAAAATATTAATTATACAGTTCTTAAAATTGATAAAACAAAATTTGTATATTATTACAGTGGCCGTTTTAAAGGAACAATTGCAGAAATTACCGATATTAAATCGTATCAAACAATTAATGGGAAAGAAGCCCTACCTGGAAGCAATTATACTGCAAAAAAGAAAGATGGGTCCGAAACATACGGTCCTTCTTCTTAATCACTATATCCATTCTTATTTCCATGCTCCATGGCATTCACATGCTTTGAATCATCGGAAAAGAGTCCTTGTGCTCTGGCACCTAATGACTCCGTATTAAGAGCAAACTTTTCATTCATACTTGAATCAACTGGCTTAAAATCATTATTCTGGTCTTCTGTCTTAGATGTGAAATCTCCAGTATCATATGTTTCATCTGCATGACCACCGTGATCTAATTGTTGCATTGTGCTATTATATTTCTCATTAGAACTAGAATTATTTTCCCTTATATTATTTACAGTTCCTACCACATCTAAAATATCCTCGTGATGATGTTGAATATATATAGCAGTCACAACTAAGAATAATCCAAGGGCTAAATATTTATCATAAGATACTATTCCTAATATTAATATAACTGCCGCAAGGCGCATAGGCAAAGTATCAAGGGTTGGCTTTAGTATTGCAGTAATTTGCGGAACAAAAAGAAAGCATACGAATAGAACTATAAGGGCGACGATTTCACCAGCTAATGCTGCCATATCTATGTCTTCTTGCGGTATAAAAATTGACTCTTCTTACTTATTTCACTCTTAATATAAAGTATGTCAGAGAGAATTTTAACGACACATGGCTATTCAGTTCTTAAATCTGCCTTGACAAAGGATCAGGATGCGCAAATTAGAAAAGAGTTGACTGTAAAACCTATACAAATGCAGCGATTTGCTGCAGCCACCGACAACGATTTTCCAGTCTTTCTGGAATCTGCGACTCGTCTTTATTTACCGCGTGTATGGGCCAAGGATTTCTTAGGGCCTCCTGAGGAGTCTGTAATGACTGATGGCATTCCCTTGCCTCAGGCACTTTCCTTTGCTGGTAAGCCTTATGATTATCAGGAAGGCATCATCAAGAAATTTCTGGATGCCGATGCGAATGGTCTAATCTGCGTGCCTTGCGGAAAGGGAAAGACCTTTATGGCCTTAGCCATTGCCTTTCGCCTCGGTGGGCGCTTTATGGTCGTCGTGGATAAGGAATTTCTTCTAGACCAATGGGCCGGAGAGATGCGCAGTCTTATACCTGGTATTCGTATTGGACGTTTTCAGGCTGATAAGATGGAAGTTGACCCCGAGCAGTATGATTGCACAATTTGTATGATCCAGACTATAGTGAAACGGCAGATTCCTGAGTCTGTGTTGCGGTCTTATAAATTTACAATCTTTGACGAGTGTCATCATCTGGGTGCTGCACATTTTAGCAAGGTCCTTGGAAAGCTGCAGACCAAACATATGCTTGGCTTGTCAGCAACACCAAAGCGCGATGATGGTTTGACTAAGGTATTTGAGTGGCATCTGGGTAGACCAGTATATTGGGAGAAGACTAGGGAGGCCGACGAAACCGTCACAGTGGAGGTTCTTCGATTCTCCAGTGATGACATTGATTACAAGGAGACGCCGGTAAACTGGAGAGGTGAGACAGTTGTTGCTAAACTCTTAGGTCAACTCGTCTCATGCCATGAACGCAATGTCTTTATTGCAGATAAGCTGAAGGAGCTAATTAAGGAGCCGAATAGACGCGTTTTGGTTTTATCTGAGCGTATTGGCCACTTGGAGTCGCTGGAAGTCTTAATGAAGCCAACTGGGTGCGTAATGGGATATTACATTGGTGGAATGAAGACTGCCACGAGGGACCTGGCTGCAGAGGAGGCACAGATTTTGTGGGCTAGTTATGCAATGGCGAGTGAGGCCATGAATATCAAGACTCTGAATTGTGTCTTAATGGCAAGCCCGCGCAAGAAGATTGAGCAGAGCACGGGGCGTATTCTGAGACAGAGACCAGAGGATAGGAAGGTAGCACCTATAATTGTGGATGTTATTGATATACATAGGACATATCAGTCTCAATCTCGTGAACGCATTTCATACTATAAGAAATGTGGTTACAAGATTTTGGATAGTGATGCTCCTGAGGAGGCTATAAAAAAGAAGGGACCGGTAGTTTATGGATTTGTGGATGAGGATTAATGCTTTCTTCCCTTGCCCCGCCTGGTCTTCTTAGCCTTTCTGGTCTTTTTTCCGTGACGCCGTCTAGAGCCAGCCGTCTGCGAGCAGGAACGAGACCATGCAGCACCATCTAGGGGTCTATTTAATAAAACAGGTGCACCAGTTGAACCCACCCACTGACTTGGCTCACCAGTATAGCGCGCAGTATGAGCCTCATAGACACCCATATCCTTCGCAGCAGCTAGGCCAACACCTCCGTGTTGATTTAAGGGATTTGTAGGATTAGGACTGCATGGAATCTTATCAATCTGTGCAAAACCATTGTAGTTCTGTGTTAAATTATTTGTATACCTACCCCCAGTCATGCCGGATAAGCCACCCGTAGAGCTATAAGATATTTGACCGGGACGGCTAGCTGACATGCAAGAATCATATGACTTATGAATCATTAGGCCATTGGCTAATCCAGGTGTCAGAGGGCCACCGGGTTCTATTCCAGATCCTTGTGCGCCACCTGAATACTTTCTACCTTTTCTCTTTACTACTTTACGAGATCTGGCCATTCTAATATGGTATATTATTTTCATTTAGAATGACCCTTGTTAGCCACAACCCATATGCAATTGGTCCTCCATTATACCGCAGATCGTGATAAGTAGAAATATGCGGAGAGAATCCAGAGAAATTCCGCGCATAATGAGAAAGTGTGTAAAGTTTCTGAATTCGTTCAAAGGACAAGGCCTGTTCCTTGAACTCCTCCCTACTATCCACCTCCAACTCAACCTTTGCAGTAAGATATGTCATAAACCTGCCCATATATGGTTCAATTATTGGCTCAATAGCGGGGCTATGTAATAGAGCACGCTTGTAATTAAATGTCAGGACTTCAGGTGCCAGATCTGACCAATATTCTTCCAGGTTTTTCTCGCTGAACTTATAGATATCGTTGTGATTTGGATTTAATCGTTCTCTATAGGCTGCATAGTTTGCTTGGCCCTTGCGAATATCATCATAATATGTATGCTTAAGATCTGGCGATGTCCATGCAAAATCCACACATAGATTATTATCTTTTGCCAGTTGAATCATTTGAGGAGTATAGCGGCGCTCACATCTCAGATCATAAGGAAGAATAGGAGCGAATACTTCAAGTGCATTTACATAATCTCCTGCATACATAATTAGACTACTGATCCCCTCTACGTTATATGCCTTTCCACCATGCGCCAGTAGGGCACGATAATACTCTGGCTTCATCCTGGGTGTATTTCCGTGATAATCGGCATCAATTGTTGTAATGCGGCCGGCAAACTCCTTGATGAACCGCTGCATCTGATCATCTGAGCCTACATCGACTATGCAGATTACACCTGGTCGTTCCCTCTTATATAGATAATCAATGTTTGGCTGTAGGGTCGGGGCATATCCCATACAGACATAGACATCAAACGTTGGCAGTCTCTCAATATCAGTTATGCCATTATGCACGCAATCTCCTGCCCAGAGAATCATTCTGAGAGGAGGTTCTATAGCACATTTTGATGGAATATCATGTGTGAAATTCATGACACGAGATTCCATTTGATACGGCTTTATTATGGACTAGTAGTTCAATTTTATAGTATGCTATATCAGGCTCACTACCAGATAAGATTCAAAATCATCACTCCATTCAGCCATCACGCGCAAGGGTTGACCAGTTGAACGTCTTAGCTGTAAGCCCTGGCTAATTGTAAGGGTCTGAATTGCCGCTCGGCCAATTATTACACCGGTATCTGGAGCTGCCAGATCATAGACATCTGGCTTTCCTTCAATCGGCACACAAATAAAATCCTTTGGCCCACCAGTTACTGGAGCCTCTACTGGCTTAGTATAGGTCACCTTGAGTAATCTGAAAGTGGGTGATTCTGGCATTAGACAGAGATTACCACCACTCAGCCCTGCAAGAGCTTGCTTGATTGAAATAAGCGGGAAGAAATCTGCAATCTTAATCTGCCAGTTCAACTGGAAACGCTGGTCGCTGAACCAGATATTTTCTGAGAATTTCTGAATATAGATAAACCGCTCACTAAAGAGTTGGGCTGAGCGTAGCTCTTTTCCATTGGCAACAATGCAGTCTTCAATCTGTATTAGACCTTCTGGATGAAAAATAGTAATTGCGAAAATCCAGCTGCCCCCTATAGATTCACGGTCTAGACGCATGGGTATGATATTAGGCCTATCTGGCTGGGATTCGTCAATTATAACGGGCCTGAATTCTTTTCCTATAATGAGAAGCCCCTGCTTACCTCTGTATGGTCGTGCAAAGGTTAAATACCGATTGGCTCTAATGCGTGCATCATCTCTTTCGGATTTATAGGAAACGGCTGGGGCTCGCAGAATATCAGGGTAATAATCTGGTATTGTGCGAATCCAATTGCGTTCTTGATGTGATGGATTTACGAATCGTGGCTTATCTGAGTGATGCGTTTTGTTCGAGGTCCTAGGATGCATTCTATATTATATTAGAATATCCGGTTTAAGTTAGAAGGTACGTTGTTTACTTTTATAGGCAAAGCAATTAGAATGCAGAATATTTATTTGCACCTTCTGGATAAATGACGGCGATTGTTTCTGCGATTGTTACGACGGGCTTTTTGGGTTGCCTTGCGTTTTCTGTAATTGCCTCCATGCTGCTCTTCCATTTCACATGTAGCGTCTGTTATGCGATTATCTACAAACCGTGTGGGGGTAACCGTATATTTTGTTTTACCTATTATAAGACTGCATGATTCTATTTTTAAATCAGTACTTTCATCTTCAGTTAAATTGTTAACCATAAATACTACTTCTTGACCAATATTTATTTGAGGTAATATATTACCAAAGGGTTTTTTACAATTTCCAGACATATGAATATGGTAATAATTAATTTGTAACGATTTACTACTTATTGTACCCCTGGGTCCAGCTGCCCCCATTGCGGATGGAACTACCGTATTTTCGTCTAATGATTTATGAATACTTATTTCACCTATTGGATACATGCCGTTATAGCCCTTTTTATAATAAGTTACGGATAAGTAAAACCCATTTGGGTTGGGGCTATATGATACAGGTGTATAAGGATCGGGAGCGCTATCTAAAGTAAACTTAAATGTATCACTCATTCTAATTAAATAGCAGAATATTTAAATCATGAATTCTTTAAAATTAATTCATGTTGAAATTGTCTAAATAATTTTAATTGAGTAAGAGACCATCGTATTCCCTTACTTTTTGGATTTAATGGATTTTTCCACATATACCCTACATTTTCAGCATATGGGTGTTTTTTTGCTAGTGCTCGAAGGGCTAATAAGAGTTCTTCCTTTTTCATTCCTTATATTCATTATAAACAAAAATAGCAAGTTTTAAATAAGAACTATTCTAAAATTGCTTCTTAGAAAGCCGAAAACCCCCCAGGCTCAGAAGTATCATTGGCCATAATTCCCTGCATAAATTCGCCACCATTCTGAGCAAATTCAGGAGTAAATGTCTGAAGAGCATTTCCAGCCTGACTTGCAGACTCACTAGCTATACCCGAGGCTTCTGCAATTCCATGAGTTGTATTATCCGGCCCAGGCTGAAACATGCGCTCAGGATGTCTTAGGCGCTCAGGTATTCCAGCAGATTCCTCATTCTGTGAATAAGGATCATTTGCTACTTCTGGACTTGCAACACGTATTTCATCTGGAGGTGCCATCTGATTAGGACTTGATGGACTTGCAGAGGCTACATTGCGTGCAGGGTAGACAATTGGTGGACGCTCCATCACTGGTGCAGCAGTTGATGTATTAAGTGGAGTAAATCCATCTCTTGGAAAAAACCAGATATCTTTTGGCATAAACCAGAGAATTACTGCGAGGGCAACTAGGAGGCCAAATAATAAACCAATCCGGAATGACATCTGTGGCATTCATAGGAAAAAAATTAGTGCATTATAGCGTTGTTTAAGGCCGGAGAGTCTAAAAATGTATAAATTTCTCCTTATTCATAAAATAATATGCAATACATGCACCCGCGAATAAATTTAGATACGCATGACTACGCATTGGGCCTGGATTTATTACCATTGTAATATGTGATAGAAACACAATTAAAATACCAATGTAATAAAATACTAGATGTAGATCCATACTGATTGATCTAAAGATAAATATATCTAGTACAAGTATATGTCTTGGGTTTGCTTTTCTCGTTTATCAACTGAAACACCTGTAAGAGTTATTTCTGATTTATCAGGCGTGGCAACGGTTTCTGTGGATGACCTTGCAACTGCTGTAATTTCTGTGGCTGAATCTGCACTTTCATCTGCTGTTCCGGTTGCTTCTCAGGCGACCTCTTCAGAGGTATCCCCCTCGCAGCTACGCCCACTTGTGCCTCACGTCGCATGTGTCCCTCTTGCCCTTGCTTTCTGCCTCCCTTGGCGACCATTTTTTCGGAGCCCTGTAGTGGCTTCGCCTGTGGCTGTGGCTTCGCCTGAGCCTGTGGTCTCCCCTGAGCCTGTGCCAGCGGCTTCACCTGAGCCTGTGGCTGCGGCTTCACCTCAGCCTGAGCCTGTATCTGATTCTCTACAGCTACGCTCCACTGCCCCAGTTGAAACTGTGAAGGACCCTGAAGCAGTAAAGGAACCTGCGCCCAGTGTAGCACCTG